GAAAACCCTTGTATATCGCATTTAACTTGCTAGCCTGCACGGATTCTTTACCACGATACTTGCCCTGAGAGTCTACAAATGCCTCTCTAGCGTTTCCCAGTGCAGATCTTACAACTTCTGAGACAACATCGCCAGCTTTCATATCTTTGAAATACTGGTTATCTAGCGCTTCCAACTCTAGTGGACTAACGCCTGCAAGCCTACTTAAACCTAATTTACTCGCACCAGGAAGTGCCTTTTGCATGTTGGCCATGTAGATCATGTTGGCCGGATCTACCGCAACGTTAGTCATTCTTGAGATGTTCTGCTGCAGCTGAGATTGCACTAGGTTCTGCTTTAGTGATTCATCAATTGGTAGGTCTTTGTATATATCCATACCAACGCCCATTGCGTTTTGAACTGCACCAACTGCACCAATGCCTCTAGATGCCGCATCTCTTGACAGCGCCTGCGCCATGGTGAAAAGCCCATCTAGAGACTTGGCATCGTCTACGCCACGAGCAACCGCGCTGGTAAGTATGTCTTCTACGTCTTTCTGACTACCGCCTAACTGTGTCATCTGACCAACACGGCCAAGATAGTCTTGAGCAGACATGTACCCAGCTGCTTGCAGTTTTCCAGCTCTACCAACCGTTTCTTGTGCTTGGTCTGGGTTTTTAACAAACTTGTTGCCTATAGCTCTAGCGCCGACGCCAAATAGTTCAGCACTTTGCTCTGGTGATATGCCAAAACCCGCCATCTGGTTGAGTGTCGTATCTGATGTAGCCGTTGCGTACAGTTTGGAAAAACCGCTGCCAGCGCCCCGCATGGAATGAAGTGCACCCATTCTGTGGTTGTAAAACGCCTGCTTTGCTGCGTCAGGAATCTGGTTTACAGTATCCATTTGGTTGCTGTACTGTCCGGCAAATTGCAGTTCTGTTCCAGCGCGGGTGATACCCTTGCCCATCTCTATCCCACCAGCAGCAGCGTACGACGCGTTCATCATAGAACCAGCCATCGATCCGCCACCTAAGAAAGCAGTACCACCTTGAACGCCAGCCATAACACCCGTAGCAGAAACATCTGCTGCTTTTGCAACAAGAGATCTAGTTCCGTATGCACCACCGAACTGTGCTGCTGCCTCAAACTGCTTAGATGATATCCTGCGCAATGCAGCCATGTCTCCCTGAGACGCTGCCATTATGTCTGTGTTTCTTTGGTTCATCATTGATGCAGCCGCCGTACGAAGCGCCATCTGCTGCTCATCTGCACCAACTGCAGCGTATTGTGCTACACCGATACCTGCTTGTATTGCTGGTATCCATCTACCGGCAGCTCTACTCAACCTACCGCCACCGCCGCCACCAGACTCTATAGACTCTTTTAATACTTTTCTTTGTTCTTCGTATAGTTTGTTTGCGTCTTCTAGGTTTCTGCTTAAACCACTAAGATCTTCTGCACCAGACTTCAATGCCTCAGCGAACTTTGTTGTAGCAGACTCTAAATCTGCTTCTCTTTTTCTTAGTTCTGATGTTATGTTGCTCATAGAACCGTACTTACCGCTGGCAACACCTTCTCTGATATCAGAAGCACCCCTCATGGATTCAATTCGACCCACGTTTCTCTGAGAGTATCCAAGTAGCTCTGAATATCCAGTTCTTTCGTTTTCTTTTGTATGAACTGCTCCCTGAAGCGCAGCTTCCTTGCGAACCATCATCTCTAGTTTTTGAGCACCAGTTAGGAAGCTTTCGCGTCCACCTGGTTGGTTTATATCGGTGCCTAAAGCAGCCATAGCTATTTCTGCAGTCTGCCTTCCGGATGTAGCTCTAGCAAGACCTTTTTGAAGATTCGGTAGGTTGCCTTTTTGAGCAAATTCAGCAGCCAGAGCCATTACTTCTGGTTCTGAACTTATCGAGCGAATACCCTGCCTAGACGTGTGCGCTCTAGACATTGCAAATTGCTCAAACTGTCTTCCAGCAACTTCTTGACGATTCTGTTGAAGACCGCTGTAGCGTTCTTCATACTGCTGCATTTGTGTTCTGTATTGCGCCTCGTAGGCCTTTGACTGTGCAACAACCGCAGCAACGTGTCTTTCTGGCGGTATACTTTTCATAACCGCGCCAGCTTGTTGTGCTGTCAACCCAAGGCCTCTAAACAAAGACTCGTTGATGCCGCCTTGTCCGCCTCGAACTCGTGCAACCATAGCCTGAGCGCGCTGAAAATTACTTTCCAGCTCTTGTATCTGTCTAGCAACCCTCTGCATCTCTTGGGTTTGCATTCTGGCGCGCTGCTCACTTAGAGCCAGTTCTCTTCTATATGGAGCAGTCATGTCTTTTGAGGATAGATTCTCTAACGGGGAACTTGGACCCTGCGACCCAATACCCTCTAGAGTATTAGGCTGACGATTAAGAATTGGATTCTTTTTATCGTTGTCGTTAGCCATCAGTCAAAGTCCTCGTTTATGTCTTCACCGAAATCTTCACCGTACTGTTCCTTAGCTTTTTTAAGCTCTTCCTCCATCCAAGCCTTATCTTCTTGGGTTGGTTGGAAACTAGGGGAAGTGGCATTGCCGTTCTTTTTAGCTTCTTCGGCCTCGCGTTTTTCTTCTGCCTCTGCCCATTCTAAAGCGTTATCTTCTTTTGCTTGTTCTATATTATCAGCTTCTTGCTCAACTCGTTCTTTAGCTGCCTTATCTCTTTCCGTGTGTTCCTTGAACTCATAATATAGTTCTTCTAAGGTGTATTCTTTGAGGATAGGGTCTTTCATGGGTCTAGAGTAGGTCTTAGACCACCAGAAGGTAAGAAAACGCAGTTGTGCAGCCTCGTTGTCTAGCGCTTCACGAGCTGCACGTTCTACGATTGTATCTATAGCTGCTATAGCCGACGTGTAGTCGGCTTCTATTTTCCCAGTTCTTGCTGAGCCGCCTTAGCTTTTTCTTCTAGTTCTTTGCGCCAGTTAAGGCTTTCTTCTTCGACTTTTTCAAAGATTGCCACTAGAGCGTCTTCATCCTCAATGCCGGTGCCTTTGCCTTGAAGCCACCAGTTAGGGCCATCTATGATCTTAGCTCTAAGCGTACTGATAGCAATGGCCATGCCAGCTAGCCCATTAGTTGGATTAACCATATCTGACATTAATCTGCTTTTTTCAAGCTCGAGCTGGTACTTCTCACCGACGTTCAGTTTACATTTGATGATAAAAGTACCTTCGTAATCCATGCCTGATTCTAACGATTTATAATTAAAAGCAAAAGTACGTTCTTTTTTAGGCAAGTCCATATCGTCCTCCAGTTAGACGATAAGATTATACTTTATAACCAATCTGCTCTTGTTAAAATGGCAGTTTCATGTTAGATTTAAGGTAATCGCTTGCTTTATCTAGTGATGATTTAACTTCACTGTCAGATTGGTCTTCTGGTGTTTTTGGTGGGTTCTCTACCTGCCAGCCGATAGCTTTCCACGTTAGAGTCGTTCTGCCGATCTGCTCATAGCTTAGTTCACTCTGCTGACCTGTAATCATGGCTGTTCCAGCCCTAAATATAACAGCATCTGTAGAGGAATCTTTAACCTCTATGGTTATGTAGCGGTTCATTAGGAACGAGCCAACATCGCTTTGTATAGTCATGGCTTGTGGCGATTGACCTGGTACCTGGAACATACCGATAGTACCAGTTACTTCAATCCTCTTAGGAGCCAGCTCCCAAGGAAGTGCATCGTCAATAGTATTTATCTCTGTTACCTCTGTCCGTATACTCCACGCAACTTGAAACGCAAAGGCAACGATATCACCGTTTACCCTGATAATGGTCCTGGCACCTGTCATGTACTTAGCTTGAGGCCGTAGACTTAGTATGCTGCTCAGAGAAGACAAAGCGTTATCGGCAAAAGAATTGCCACTAGCACTCCTGTCAAAACCCGATCTGTTTGGCATGTGCTACCTACCTCGTAAAGCTAGATGAATCTGCCATAAAGCTGTCTTCATCTAAGAACTGTGCACTGAATTGGAAACTCTGAAGCATCAGCCCACGTTTTGTTATCTGCGCGCCCATTTGGACTATCCGAGCGTTTCTTATCCTAGAGATACCGAGGGTTTCTCCGTTTGGGAGTTTCTGGTAGATCTCAATATCAAAGGTTACAGCGTCCTGCAGAGATGCAGGAACTAGGGACTTATCAGCGCGACCATCGGCGCCATTGCCAAGTCTTTTAGCTATACTGCTCCTAGCATTTGTATTAGTCCATGACCCAATACCGTTACCTAAATTGCTGGCGCGGTCTGGTGCTGTGAGACCTTGGCTTTCTAGCTTGCTTTTTAAGTCAGATATGTAGCGTATAACAGTAAAAGAACCACCAACATCGTAGCTTAGCGGTTCTAGTGAATCCACCTCATATGATCCTAATACCCTTGCCTTGGTGTGCGGTATCGAGACAGAATAAGACAGATCAGTAGCAAAAGCTAACGTTAACCCATTGACCTTGATCTTACAGTTTGCACCTGTAATAAAAAATGGACTAACGTTAGCCATATATAACCGTTTCTACATTAGGTTAGGTCTGTGTCGCTGCTCACGCCAACTTGGTGGTCGTCATCCTGCAGCAGGCGGCCCACGAAAGAGTAGCCTTCAGTTAGCACGCCACGCTTGTTGACGCTGCCACTCATCCGGGTCAGGCGGCAATCAATGATTTTTACTACAGGTGTGGCGGTCAAGGTATTAACTGTTGCACCTGCTAGGGATTTCTGGAATATAGCGATATCAACAGTTTTAGTAGCTAAAATACTTGCCGGATTAAAAGCTTCTTTCTGATCTGCACCACCTAAGGCTCCGATACCGTTACCGCTGGCGTTTGCTCCAGGAAGCGTTGCGCTATCAGTACCAGTAGCTGCTACGGCTGCGCCTTTTGCATATCTGACGACGGTGAAAGAGCCGTTTACGGTAATAGCGATAGGTTCATTGGCGATTACCTCGAAATGACCCATAACCTCAACTGGGATAACTGCTGTATCTACTGAATACTGGATATCAGTTGCGTATGCTAGTGTTTTGCCGCCGAACAAAATTTTTGCGTTACTGCCTGTAATCAATCCTGGTTTTACACCCGCCATCTTGCTTCTCCTGGGACCCTAGAGCCCAAATACGTTAGGGTTGCGATGCACCACGCAATCGCACCATACTGACTATAATACCATGGTTAGTACTGAGATTATTTAGTAAGCTCTTAAGAGAGAGCCATAAAAAAAAGGTTAGACAAACGTCTAACCTTTTAATTTACTTAACTAGCTTAAATTAAGCTGTCTGACTAGCGCGTTGCAGCGTAATTTCCGAAAGTATGAAGTCGACGCCTTCTACTAGTTTAATCGTTACAGATATATAGATGGTATTGCCTTCTATACGAACGCTAAGCGACTTGAATCCTTGAGGTGCATCGCCAGTGCTTACCGTGATTCCTTGCGTAAGGAACGTAGCTAGTACTGATTCAGCAGTGGATTTTACTTCAGACGCTCTAACCGTGTTCTTGACGCCGACGTAGCGTAGTTCCATCGTGTTGCGGAAGTTGTAAGCGACAACATCAGCCGCGTACATAACGTTACCGCGGTTAAACACCCAGTTGTCATCGACACCGTACGTGGTGTTGTCTACTACGACGCGGAACCCACCGGTTCGTGGTGCCTCTAAGAACGTGATACCGGACTGGATAGCGTCATCATACTGCGTGTCTGGATCAAAGTCAATGACGATATCGGCTTCTGCTGTCGTCATCGGTTGAGCTGTCTGGCGGATACCAGAGCAGTTCATGAACTTGAACGTCATGGGGAGACCGATTGATGAACCGCCGCGTGAACCAGCGATCAAGCATGCCAGTGCCCATGGTTGGAACCACTTGATTACGCCTTGTGCATTAGCTTGGCGAACGTCTTGGATAACCAGCTGGCAGCGAGCATCTGCTAGGTTACCGGCCTTGTCTTTACAGTTATCATACGTGTCCTTAGCTGATACGTAGCCTTGGCGCTCACTCTTCTTCTTGGTGGTCTTCATCAGGCTTAGGTGCGTCTTAACAGCCTGGTGAACACCATCGATCGTGTAGGTCGAGGTTGGGTCTGTTAAGCTGTCAGCGATATCAGCCGTAGCGTTGCGGGAGAAAAGTGGAACAACAGAGTTGACGTGGAATTTCTCAAACTTAGATAGCGCAGTTACGACGTCGGTGGTTAAGGTGCCGCCTTTTAAACCGCCAGCAAGCAGTGTCTCAGTAGCAGCAGCTGGAAGACCATGGTCAGCTGGACTAACTAATGATGCTACGTTGGATTGGCTGAATAAGTCTTGAACTTCCATAGCGTCTTTTTTAAGACGAGCAGGTTCTGCGCCAGATGTCGAGAAAGCACCGACAGCGGCAACGCGGTCAAGCATATCGAGCCCTAATTGGTTATAAACAGGACTAGCAACAGAAGCAGACCAGCCAGTTTGCAGTGAAATCGATTCAGCTAACTGCTTGATTGTTACGAACGCAGCTTTATCTAAATCAATTGAACCAACTGAATCAGTCAGTGTGACTTTAGTTGCGTCAACAGTTACTGAAGCAGACGTTGCACCACCAGTTGCGTCGCGGCCAATCGACATAACTACGTTGCCGCCAACGGTGTCGCTTTCAACCAGCAGATCTCTTTTCTGATTGAGGGTAATAGTGTCGCTTGGTTCTGCTGAAGCGGAATGAAAACCAGCAACCAAACCAAGTTTAGCTAGATCAGCTGGAGTTGAATCAATCAGCTCCATTGAGCGACCCCAGCCTAAAGAATACTGTCCAGGTGCAGCTGCCATCGTCAGCTTGACTGAGGTTCCTGCAGCCGAAGCAACAACGCTAGCTGGAAGTAGGCCGTTTAATTCTATGATTAAATTAGGTAAAGTATCGTGATCTGTTGGAGTGCTGCTTAGCGTTACAACAGTTGCTGCGCCACCGTTTGCGCGAACAGTAAAGGATGCACCGTTCAATGGCGCACCAAACGCAGCAGGAGCAGTACCAGTTACGGCTGCTGGAGTTTCAGCTGTTTGAAGGATCTTCACGGAAACTTGATTTCCACCAACACCCCATTCGCGAGCGCGAACGGTACCGTATGAGCCAGCTAGAGCTAAAGACGCGCGTGTCGAAGAGTTTGTCTTGTATATCCAAACAGTTTGAGCGCCATTTGGGATAGCTGCATCAGATGAAGGAGCAAACAGAAGGTTTAAAGCATCGACGATCGGACCAGAGCGATACTTGCTGCGGGCTTCGATAAGACGATCAGCAGTGTAGAAGTTATCTGCGATGTTGGTCTCAGACGCGCCAGGTGTTCCAGCGTCTGCTTCGCCAAAGATAGCAACAAGACCAGCTGGACCAAGCGGAACGTTGCCCGAAAGATCTACTGTGGTTTTAGAGTATGCACCTGGCTTAAACAGTGTTGCACCGTTAAATGATACGTTAATTGCCATCGTTTGCCCTTCCTATATTAGTGCTAGATTTTTAGCTCTTGTTTCTGTAATGGTTTCTTACTTATACCAGGATACTTCTCACAGAACATATCCCATTTTACCTTAGCGTTAGGCCTGAAATATCCCTTTATTTCCACAACAGAGCAGTTATCTAACAGAAAGTCTGATAAATATACTTTTTCACTCTAAGTGTAACTCTGATCAACGTATCTACTTGATATTGTTAAAGTACAGCTAGATTATGCTGTATTAATTATAATAGATATAATTTAATTATATCAAATACTTAACCCGAACTGCTTAGCTGCCCAGTCCCATTTGTCAAGAGACTGCTTGCCAGAAACGCCTCTGGCTTTTGCGTCTACCTTTAGGATCTCTTTGATGTGTGCGGGTTGTTTTAATACTGCAGTTCTGTCTGCCCACCACTGATCAAAATCTACAACTACGTCTACAGGAGCAGGTTCCTGAACCTTAGCTCTTTGAGCCATTTCATATTCCTTGATAGACTTAGTGTTGTTGTGCTTATTCATCGTAGA